CCCCATTGAACATAACTCTCAGGATGGAAACTAATACCATACTTTTCAGTCCTAGCAATTTGAGTACCTAATACTTCAGGAACAGAAGCAACAACTCCTCCACCTGTAGAGTCAGACAACAAGTTCTTTGAAGCCAACACATAAGAGATCTTATCTTCTTGCAAAACAAGAACGTCAGTCTCTCTTCCATCTAGGATGTATATAGGACCAAATGCAATCTCTAGTGGTTTATAGTTCAGTAGCCCTAGGTTAAACTCATTGAGCTTATTTATATTGGACTCAAGATTAAACCTACCACTATAAGTTATATCAGCAAATCTATCGAAACGTCTAAATCCTTCTTCAGAAATAGTAGTTACTCTAGTACCAAGATTAAATGTTCTATCATCAATAGAGTCTCGAATCTTATAACTCTCAGCACCATTACCAAAACAAAAGCAGTTAAAGAAATTAGTGTCAATAATAGCCGGTAATGTAGATGTCTGAGTTTGTAAGTTCCCAACATGGTATCCATTTACAATTGGGAATGACAACTCATTCTCAAAGAATACATCAGGTAAAGCTTCAGAAGGCTGAGTCTCAAATATTAAAGTAGTCTCCGTTCTGAATACTTGAATGTTTGCACTAACGCTAGACTTTCTTCTATCATTTCTCCCACAGCTTCTAGTACCACTTACAATAAGAACAAGCTTATTTCTATTTGGACTTCCTATTGTATCAGGGTATCTATAAAATCTATATTTATTTGTGCATACCGTAGGCTCAACATCAGTATTATTTGTTGCTAATGTGTCATCATATTCATTCTCAATATCACAACCATTACCACCAACATCAGCAAAGCCCTCATTTAGAACTTTCTCAACATGATCTCCATCCCACCAATCTTTAATGTTATTGTAAGTAGCTGATGCAACTAAAGTTTTATCTAGAGTATATACACGCTTTTCACAATCATTGTCTCCATCACCTGATCCAAGACGTTCAAACTTAAGGTCTAACTTTATTCTACTTCCTGCAGGTATATTATAATCTTCCCATCTTGAAGATGCAGTATCATACCGGTTCATTTGGTAGTTTAATATAGGAAAGTCTCCTCCATTTTTTTCGTCTACCTTAACATTACCCGGAGCAATAAGAGCAAGTTCATCTTGAACAACAGCAAAGCTGTTTGGATTGATCTTCATATATACTCCTGATGGCACAGGAATATTTACTGATGGGTCTAGTTCACTTGGTATCTCAATAAATCCTGATGCTTTAGAAGCCTTTTCAAGAACTGTTGCATATACGCATGTATTTGTTGGACCACTAGTATCAGCCTTTACTATCAATCTATCTCCTTGCTCTACCTTCCTAGCATTCTCTCCCTCAAGCAAAAAGTAAGCTGAGTTAGATAATGGATCTAAAAAGAATATGCTAGTATAAATAGTCTCGTAGTTCTCCTCATCAGGCTTGATAACAAACTTATATCTGCTTGCCCAATATGGAGCTTTCTGTGCAGTTGGTATAGTAACCTGTATTGTATTCTTTGTATCAGAAGCAGAGCATGGTACATTAACCGTATTGTTAGGACTAACTAATGCAGTAGATGATCTACCAAATTCGTCCATATAAACAATACCAATCTCATATCCTCTGTTGCTATGCAAGCTTCTTGGAGAGTTTATCTTTTGATAGAATGCTTCTGAAAATACTACTTCATAATACTCGTAAACACTTACAGTAGGAGTTGTAGTATTATCTACATATCTCATTACAGGGAACTGAAGTCCCAATTGATTACTAGCAGGATTAGTTATGATGTTAACTCCTTGACCTGCAGCACTTATACCACTTTCATATTTTATTAGTGCATCCAAGTTTAGTGGCAATGCACAATTGAATTGATCAGTAAATGTTGTCCCATTACAAGATGTAGCAATTGGCTGAATATTTCCATCAACACCACCTACACCTACAATATCTTGAAACTCCACACTAGTAGCCATAGCATAAACAGAACTGTAATCTCTTGGCAACACAAATGAGAATACCAAGTTTACATCTTGTGTCTGTTCAGTAGGGAATGGAGTATCTCCTGAAAACTGTGAATGAGATAATCTCAAATCAATAGTTATAGATGCTCCTTCAACTAAATCAACCGAATCAAGCTCTAGTAAGATAACTGAATTCGCAATAGTTTGTGCCCCACCAAAACTGTATGTTCCGGTTCCTGTGCTATCAGGTATAGTAGATGAATCAATTAATTCAGACACTAGGTTAGCAGAATACTCAAGCATAACAGGAGCTCCATCTTCATCAACCATGTCATATCCTTCAACGTAGTTCCCATACATCAAACGATTACCCATGATTGTCTGTGCTTTTGCTTGTAATGGCACGTTGTCATAAAGCCTAAGCAATTCAGAGTCAGGTAGTACTTTAAATATCTTACTGTTGGTAAATGTATAATTGTAATTAGTATTGTCTGCAAGACCTAGATCTGCCTTGTTCAGACTTTCAATTACTTTGATGACGTTTGATGTGGTATCCTTAAATAGCAAATCAACACCCTTTACTAATGGTCCACCTGTATTATAAGTTATAATCGCAGTATTATTCACATTGACCATGCCCTCATTTAAGAAGCTATCAATACTGAACTCAAAAGGTTTAGGCTGAAATGCAGGAGCAGACCACTGAGATGTAGCAGAATATTCATTGTCCTCATACTTATATCTATATGCGAAACAAATAAATCTTTCCTCTAGAAAATTTTCTTGCTGACCTGTAATAATTGGTAAAACACCGGGAGATTCTACCGGTGGCTTTTTAATAACTAAGATTGACTCAGCACTAAACTGATCAATATTAGATACAGGAGTAGGATAGTTTCTTTCTCTATTTATTACACGTGGAGGATTATAATCGTCTGTAAAGAATATTAAGTTGTCAACTATGTTGACTCCTGTAATAAGATACTTCGGATTAAAATTAAGAGTTGTATTAGCACCACCTCCATCATTGATGCTGACCAAATGATAAGTTAGTATCCCTGTAAGAACATTGAATGATACAATCATATCAAGCTTACCTGTAGCACCTACCGGAAAGTTCGAGTCATGAATAAACCAATAGATCTCTTCATTCGCACTATCCTCTACAGCACCAATACATTTAGCAGAAGAACTTAATGCAGTACCATTAATGTACTTCAATGTGGTAAGCCTTTCGTTACCTTTAGTATTTTCAACTACACCAATTTCGGATTGCTCAGTAGAGCCCATGCGAATATTTAGAGCATTAATATATTCACCATTAGGAATAAGCCGTTCATCAACGACTTTATTCATTCTACCTGCTACAAAATTACGTGTAATATTAGTCATATTATTTCAACCACTTGTCCATTCCACGAAGATTCATCAAAAGTCTTCCCGGATGAATGTTACTAATTCTAATTTTAGCATTTCTAAGAAGAGACTGCTTCTCTTTACGTGCACGTGCTACTACATATTCTTGAACCCCAAGCTTGGAGTTTAAGATCTCATATGAAATATAAGCGTAAATGTACTTTTCGAAAAGCTTATTTACACTAACAGCAGCATCATTGCCATTCTCCATTCCATCAGAAATATACTCAAGAATTACGGATTGACCATACATATCTGAGTTAAAAACAATTACCCCTGATTTTTTGTCGATGTTGAATGTTGGATTAAAGTTTGCTGTCTCTGTATTAAGACCATATCTTTCTCCAAGACTATAGTCGAAAAACCACTGACCATCATAGTTCCACCCTTCTTGCCCATTATAATTACTTTGAGGATTCAAATAAATACTTTTCTTAGTACCTTCTAGTCTTTGCAGATCAATCTCAGAGTATTCAGGAGACAAGACATTTCCTTGAGCATCAAATAAAATCTTACCGGTTTGGTCCTGCAAGTATGCCTTAGCAGAAAGAACTTGAATGTTCTCAGTTAAAGGTCTTAGGTATCCATCCTTGTATAGGTTTACTCTAACCCAATTGACATAATCAGAAGGGAGAACATATCTAAGCGTATCATCTACAGTTAGTTCTAGAACCTTTAACTCTTTGAATGCATCGTAGTTCAGTTCCTGTATAGCTCTCTTAGCATGGAACAATACCTTATATCTCTCCTCATTGTTAACCAAAGAATGGTTACCTGAATACATCAACAAAAAATTATTGACTATGTCATATAGACTTACATATTGGTAAGATCCCCAATTGGCATCTCTAGGAGTCTGACCTCCATTTTCATAATACTGTAACTGTGATATATAAGCCATGATTATACAGATTGTTTTTGTTCTTCAAGATTCGCAAATTGAACAGCTTCAATTTCACGTATGGACATTCCTGCATATTGAAGTATCTTGCTCACTAATTTGATCTCATCCTCTATTGGTAATTCAAAATCTTGATAGTCAGATTGAGACTGATCAAATACCGGACTACCATTACCAACAGTAATGTATGTCCACTTTGGATCCTGAGGATATCTAAAGTATACAGCCTCTACCTCATTTGCTAAATTAATAGTCGAAGGATAAACAGTAAGTATACTTCCTGATTGAGTATATGCAGGATAGTTTTCAGTAGGAGCAGTTAGGTTAGAATTTACTAGCATAGTAATTTTACCATGTGTAACCTTCTCCGCTTCACCCTTATATACTCTAGGAGATACTGATGCATCATAGCACAATACCTTGTTGATCATAAAATAATCAAATCCTGTAGTAGTTACAGATGGAAGATAAAATCTATTTGATGCTACTGCTACCTGAGCAAGCGTGGATGTAGTTGCGAATGTTTCAATTGCTTCCTCTAAAGCTTTCTTTTGATCAGCATAGTCAGTACCCGATACCCTGCTATTCTCTAGATTTAAAATCTTATTGTAATCAGAAAAGTACTCCTCAAATATTTCTAACTGAGCCTGCTTGGCAAACAGGTTAAAGTCAGAAGGAGAAATATATCCGTAATTATTCTTGTTCAGAATTGCCAATACGGTGTTTCTTACTGAGTTTATCATCGTTCTCTTTTTACAAATATAAACAAAAAAAAGAGGGTGTTATTACACCCCCATTTTTGATTTATTAAACCATGAAAAATAACATTACAAATCTAAATTATTTTCTAACATTTTTAAAGCAGTAATGCCTTCATCTGTTTTTAAATATTCAGCCACACAGAAATATGGATCTTCTCCGTAAGGTACTGATAACATCTTTTTCTTATTAGAAGACGTATTAAACCAAACTTCCTTCTGCCCATTTCTAAATGCCAATAGTTTATTCTCAAAGAATACATGCACATCTGACTGTAACTTCAACATAGGATCATTTAGCATATTCAAAAATCCATGCGGATCTCTCTTGGCATATATTAAAACATCTCTCTTTAATTCTGCTGTTGTAGATCTAGATGGATCTTTACCAAATAAAACTCTTGTAGCAGTTTCAAGTTGTTCAATACTTAATTGTCTAGCCTGAATTAATGCATCTACTTCATCATTAAGAATCTCAACTTCTTCAGCAGCATCTTTCTCAAAATCAACCTCAATAAAAGTTCTCCCATTAAGAGGGTGATAATGTAGGAATTGTTGTAGTACAGGATTATTTTTTGGTACTGATAAGAACCCATTCTCAAATACGATTGGTTCTACAATTGCATTACCATCTTGTTCATCCTCAAAAGGAGACTTTTGATTGATGGCATATCTCAGTACACGATTAACATTGTTGACCTCATCAAACCAAAGCAATGGATATCTCTTGGTATTACGTGATGGGATAGTATAAGATAAAGGAGCAGAGTTACCTTTAAGCTTATAGATTTTGTCGGTTGGGATTGACTTGTTTTTCATTTGATATAATTTAATTTAAACATTTAAAATAGAGGGAGCCACAGCGACCCCCTCAGTAACTTATTTTATCTACGTCTTCTAGCAGGATATCCTGCATAAGCAGCACAAGTTTCGCCTACTCTTTTCAAAGCTCTACCAATGCCTAATCCTCCTCCTCCTCTATAAGCAGAAGTAGCGAATCTTCTACGTTTAGCTAAATCTACAGCATTTTTAACGTCAGTAACAGCCTGTCCTACTTTTTTAACTACCTTTTTTGCTACACTAGGACCCTTCTTTTTAGCAGGAGCTGCAGCAGCTTTGCCTCCGGGGCCTGCAGGAACAGGTCCATATATTCCATTCATAACGGTTGCCTCAGAGCCAAAGGGGCCCTTAATTTTTTTAGTTGGGGCCTCACCTTTTTTTGGAATAACGCCAATCTTGTACCCGGGAGCGGCTACCATTTGACCATCTTTTGAGTACACTTTCAAAGGCTTAGAAGCCTGTTTCTTTTTCCCTTTACCGGGACCTAATCCAATTGCCATTGTCTTGTTTGTTTAAAGGTTAAAGGAGGAGCCAATAGGCCCCTCCATTTTTTTTTAAATTATGATCCGTAACGGAACAATACGAAGTTGTTAGCACCCAAGGTACATACACAACGCTCAGACAAGAAGTTTACCTCCATTGCATCGAGATCGCTAGTCTGTGCACCACCGGCAGAACCTGTGATCCAAGTCTTGTAACGTCTGTCTTCAGTCTCAGAAGCTCTGTAACGAACGTGCAAGAATGGTCTCTTAGCGTTCTTACCAAGGATCTGATCATATACAGTAGTAGAACCTGCAGGAACCAATAGACCTGTTACAGTACCGGCTGCTTGTGCACCTGTTGGCAATCCACCACGCATAGTAGGATCGTTCAAGTATTTCCAATCAGACTTGTAGAAGTCATAACCTCTACGGAATCCGGTGAATCCAAGATTCAAGGCCATGTCCTTATCATTGTCAAATAGACCATAAGAAGTACCACCTGCACCGTAGCTGTTCTGAGCTGCCAACATATCATCGATATCAAAGCTGAATGCTCTGTTAACGAAGATTACGTTCTCTTCGATAGATCCCTGCTTATCAAGACGAGAGATGATGCTATCAAAGTCAGAAAGAGTAGTTGGGATACCACCACCCCATACGTTACCTCTGTTGTTAACAACATAGAATACACCTTCAGATCCTTTGTTACCAACTTGAGAGTTAGCAGTTTGAGTAGCTACACCTGAACCTGATTCAGCAGGAACTGCTTCAATCATTGCTGTCTCAAGATAGTCTTCGAAACGTAGACGAGTCTCGTGCTCAGACTTCAAATACCAAAGGTATCCGGTTGCACCATTCTCGGTAGTTACTTCTACCCATCCAATCTGAGCCATGTCAGAACCACTTA